CTTTAGCAGAGGGTAAACCACTGTCTCAAAATTCAAAAGTTTCATATTTCAATAAGCTAAGAGCCTGTATAAACCAGGCGTTTGAAGATCGTATCATTCCCATTAACCCACTAAGAGGCATTGATGGGTTTAAACAAGATGAAACAGAACGTGTATATCTCACCATTGATGAGGTGAAAAAATTAGTTGCAGCAGAATGCAGGTACCCAGCATTGAAACGTGCTTTTCTCTTCAGCTGTCTTACAGGGTTAAGAAAAAGCGACATAGAAAAACTAACATGGGGAGATGTACAGAGATTTGGAGAATTCACCAGGATAATATTTAAACAGAAAAAAACTGGAGGACAGGAATATTTAGATATTAACAAACAAGCTGAGGAATATTTAGGAGCACGAGGAGAAACCCATGATCGTGTGTTTGCTGGGTTTCATTATTCTGCACAATTGCTATTAGAGCTAAAAAGATGGTGTTTGGCAGCTGGAATAACCAAAGCTGTCACATTTCACAGCGGTAGACACACATTTGCCGTTATGATGATAACACTGAATGCTGACATATACACCGTATCAAAATTATTGGGACATAAGGAAATAGCAACCACTCAGATCTATGCAAAAGTTATTGATAAGAAAAAACAAGACGCTATTAACCTTATCCCTAACTTATTTAATACTTCTAAAGATTAAAGTACAATGGAAGTAATGAAAAAAACTGATATATGTGTTTCTGTTATACAGAATGCAATATCGACTTTATCTTATTTATCTCGCATATCAAACCTTAATAATGGAGAGCTTCAGGAACTTAAATTATTGCATGATGAGTTTCAAGAACATTGGGGAAATTTTTCATGTGATAAATTCAAGCGAATGGAAGATCTTTTCCCTAAAAGGGCAATTATAAAGGAATTAACCAGGTTAAAAGCTCTTTTCTATTATAGGATATTACCTGTTTGCAATTATGATATAATGTATAGAGATGAGGATGATGTTTATACAAACCTATGCATAAATAATCATTATACAGGTGGAGAGTATTTTAGTGAAGTATGGAAAATATTACAAGAGGATGCTGTATGTATAAATGATTTAGAAGACGAGTTTTGGATCATTTGCCCTAACATTAAAAGTATAAACGATTACTTGAAAATTACAAGAGTAAAATTTAATCAAATAAACTCGGAATTACCCCTCCTTGAAATATTAACAATAGAAGATCTATTCTGCAAACCTAACAAATACAGAGATACATTTGATAGGCTTTCTACAATAGGCTTAATAACGGATGATGAGATAAAACTTATTTTTACTTTGGCTATTTCTATAGCTAAAAGTGTTAAAATCAATATGGATCTTATTTCCTCTATGTACAATAAGCTAAAATGTATGAATAGGGATAATGTAATAGAAGATGAAATTTCAAAGAATGATTTCACATTACCTAAAGAATGTGATACAGAAAGGTTTAAAAGCATGCTAAATAAAGCCATTAAAAAAGATCTTGTTAGAATCAATAATAATGGAACCTTATATTTTGATGGATCAGATGCTTTATTAAGTTGTTTCTGTGGCTTTGCACTCTGTGGTGATTCTCTCAAATGGGATCCAGCTACAAGAATACAAATTATAAAAAAAGGTAATGAGGGATTATTTCCAAATAATCCTCTAAATAAACTTTTTAATGCAAGAAATTTAGGGAAATCGAGAACACAAATACTTGAAAAAGAACCACCTGGAGGGTTTGAAAATATCCTGGATATTATAAAAGAGACAGCTTAAACAGTTGTCTCTTTTTGTTTTTATATATCTCTTCAAAATACATATAGCACTATTTATAGCACTATAGATACTATATTTTTACTTTTCATTCTTTAGGATATTTGCATCATATAAACCAAGCAATGGTGAGAGGTGCACATCTTACCATAGTCTATAAATATCAAGACAATGGAAAAAAAATATTTTGAAGATATTGACAAAAAGCTCTCAAATGTGGAATATTACAGCCGTTTAGCTGCTATAACAACAAAAAATGTACTCAATTTAGAAGAGACTTCATTTTATACAGGTATTCCTAAGTCCACATTGTACCAATTGACATGTAAGCATGAAATTCCACACTACAAACCCCGTGGAAAACAGATCTATTTTGATCGTACGGAAATTGAATCCTGGATGAAACAAAACAGGATTGCAACCGCTCAGGAAATAGATCAGCAAGCAACCTCCTATGTAGTTACTGGACGTATGCAGAAAGGAGGTGCAAAATGATCCTAACAGACTATTATATGTTAGAACGTCTCCCTGAGTTCCTTAAAAACCGCACCCCTCGTTTTGACTGCACAGCCTCAACAGGTGAATATCCTCCTTTTGAAGATCTTGCAAGTAAAAGCCGTGTAAAACGCTTTTTCTGTTACTTCAACGGTTTACCCAACTCATTCAGTGAAAATGCCAGAAATAAGGCAGAAAGATGTATTACCAACACCAAAAACATAAGCAGTGTTTTTATTCCACTCCTTAATAAGCATTGGTTGGGATATGGAGATGTAAAGGGTACTCAGGATGCTTTGCTTTTTGTCTTTTCATGGGACTACTCCAGGATGGAAATATTTGTAGCCAGAGGTCATAAGAATAACCAAAAAAGGCTATTCAACCTACTTTATGATAACGAGCTGATGGAGGAAATGGATAAGTTAAGAGACCGAGCTGTTAACCTGGTAAATTCTAAGTAATATGGACGATGAGCTGTTAGAGAAACTCAAAGCTGAGCTGAGAAAAAGAGCAAGTAATAATGCTATTGATCGATTTAGGATTACTCATCCTGATGAACCTACAATATGCAATATGTTGATGCTATGCTATGAGAATGAGGTAGAAATGAGGAGAATCCATTTTGTAGCAGATGATAATACTAAACAAAACGTTTCTAAGGCTGCCAAATGGCTTACTGGTGATTATAAAGTGGGGCTTATCCTTTATGGTGGTGTTGGCAATGGTAAAACAACACTTGCAAGGTCAATATGTGAACTCATCTCCATTCTCTTTAAAAAAGATGAGTGGACTGGGAAAGGTGTGGCTAAGTTTTCTGCTTTAGAACTCTCAAAAATGATGCTGGATAGCCCTGATCGGTATAATCAGATAAAAAATTGTGAATTACTTTTCATTGATGATATTGGGATTGAACCCGCCAGTGTGAAAAGTTGGGGCAATGAATGCTCTCCAGTAACAGAACTTATTTACTCCAGATACGACAAACAACTATTCACATTAGCAACATCCAATCTTAATGATACTGAACTGAAAGATCGGTATGGAATAAGGATCTCAGACCGTTTCAATGAAATGTTTGAGAAAGTGTATTTCCCTGGTAAAAGCTATAGAAAATGATTTTGATATGGAGGGATGGATAAAAATACATAGAAGCATAACATCCCATTGGATCTGGAATGATCCCTTAAAACTAAAATGGTGGTTGGATATACTTATCACAGTAAATCATGCCCCTGCAAAAGTGAATATAGGGATGCAATTATATGAATGTGGGAGAGGTCAATCTATCATGAGTTTGAGTAATTGGGCTGATCGCTGGAAAGTATCCAAAGACAAAGCCAGGAATTTTTTAGTACTGTTAGAAAAAGATGGCATGATTACACATGAATCACTCGGGAAAACTACACGGATAACAGTCTGTAATTATGACAGTTACCAGAGTGATTTACACGATAGCCAAACGATAATCCAACGATCAAACAACGATAGCCAAACGATAACTCACACAAACAAGAATGATAAGAATAACAAGAATGATAATAATGATAAGAATACACCTAAAAAGGCTGGTTTTAGGAATAATTCAAATTGTGACTTATCATTTGTTCAAGAGGATTTTTTAGAAGTCTTTCAGTGCTGGCTGGAGTATAAAAAAGAAAGAAGAGAATCCTATAAAACCGAGGCTTCATTACAAGCCTGCTATAAGAAGATCCTAAAGTTATCTGGAGGGAACGTAGAGAAAGCACACAAGATTATTGAGAACTCAATGGCAAATAACTGGGCTGGTTTATTCGAGCTTAAAGATTCACCAGGTAGATCTAACAATTTTGAATCCACAAAAGACAATTTCTCAAACAACTCTGATGGATACAGGGACACATTGTAAAACAATTAAAATCAAACAAATGGACATAGAAGAAAGATTAAACGCTTTAGAGCAAAAGTTTCAGGGTGTTGTTGCAGAAAAGGATACAAAGATCAAAGAGCTTGAAACCGAACTATCAGGCTTGAAAGAAAAGCCAAATGAGCAACAGGATCCAGAGGATATATATGCTGATGAATTAGTAAAAAAATACTCAGTTCCAGCAGGATCCAAAGTAGGCACAACATCAAACGGTCACAAAACGGCTGATTTTTGACAGTATTAACTCCTGTAGGGCTTAAAACTATTTTGTTGGATAAACCCATGTAGAAAAGAATAAATGCCATACAGGTCAAATTATTAAGAAAAATGGAAGAAAGAATTTTAGTATATCGTGATAAGAAAGATGTAGAAGCTTATAAAAGCGACTATGAAAGAGCCAGAATTCACTCACAAAAGATCATTGATTTCCTCAAAAATCAAAATATTGAGGTAAGCCTTAACCTTGTTCGGTCTCTAATAAAGGAAAATTTCCCAATTGCTCCTTTGTTTCAGAATAGAGATAACAAGAAACTCCAGGAACTTCCAGAGGCTTTAAAAAAATTAGTTGAATCTGATAACAATAAGTTGATCCAGGAATGCAATGCACTTATCCAGGAGGCTCAAAGATCCATGAATGAAAACGATCAACATCATGTTGATTTTTCAAAATTAGATCTGGTTGATTGGAAAGTTATCATAACCGATGAGGCTATCAAAGAGGCTGAGGATCTTGGATCTATTTATGTAGATACCGACAGCAGGAAAAAGGTTTATGAAAAGGCTTTAGCTGCTAAAAAAGCCCTGGAGGAATTGGATCAGACAATCAAAGAGGTTTACAGTAATCCTGATCCTGTTCGTGGTATTGCTCCACGTAGTGGTCAGGGGGCACGGATCCTAAACGTTGACTATGATGGAGAGGTAGAACTTGATGGCTATTTCCTCAAATATATTCAGTAAAAAAGATGGGGGCTTAGGCTCCCACTTTTGGAAATCGACATTAAATCGACATTAATATGGCTAATGGCAAAAAAGGATTTCAGCCTGGAAACGTTGTAGGAGTGCGTTTTTCAGCTACCAGACAACCTAAAAAAACTGGTAGAAAACCAACACTATACAAGCAGCTTTTTAAAACTTCTTCAAGGCGTGTCGAGGTTGAGTTGGGCAAAGAGGATTATTACAAGGTGATCCGTTACCTGATGGAACGTACACCAGGTGAATTAAAGAGAATAGCTAAAGATGAGAATATTCCAGTTTGGGTATCGAATATCATTAGTGCCATCTTTATGGATGTGAAAGCTGGTAGGATCAACACACTCAACACTGTTTTTGATCGCTTGTTTGGTAAACCTACTCAGTTTATTGAGGGTGAAATAGAGAGCACTGTAAATCATAGCATTGAGGTGGATGTATCTATTCTTACTACAGAGGAACTGCTACAGTATAATGTACTCCTGGAGAAAATTAGAGAAAACAGTAAATAACAATCTAAAAAACAATTTATATGGCAATTGAAATCAATGGAACCCTAATAGATAGATGTGCTAATTTCAACATTTTCCAAGCTGAATGCAATGGTTTTCCTGTTGTTTATCGGGTGTGGAAAAATGGAAAGGTTGAATTTAAGGCTACAGAAGATCTGGTTAACTCTGGACTTGCAAAAGTAGAGTCAAGAGTTTTACAAAGTGATAAAGAGTATTGGATAGATTTAACTAAAAGAGGATAGTGAACTATGGCAGAAACAAAAATAACATTGGATGCTTCAACGCCTGAGATTCTACTGGAATCTACAACTACTGGGGGATTATATGGAGAGGATGGTGCAGAATCATCTGAAATAAAGATAAACGCCAATGAGGGAGTTGTGGAGGCAAGAAATAACAACGGTGTAGCACAAGTATCTGCCTCTGGAGTGTTTTGCAACAATGCTGGGACACAAGCAGTAGCAGCCTCAACAGGAATTGAGAGAAAGGCTGCTATTGTGGGGCTTGGATATGGAACGGTCAATAAATATGATTGGGAGAATGAAAACTTTATAGCTGGTGTATATGGCTATTCAAGCAACAGCGGTACAGCTCCAGCTTATGGCGGTTTTTTCCAGGATATATTAATCTCTGGATTGATCCTAAAAAGTCTATCCGTATCTGATAGTTCAGGAACAGTCTATTTGTCTAAATCTGACAGTTTCATTCTGGGGCTAACAAATAGCGGGGTTACAAAAACTCTTTACCTCCCTAATGATGGGATAATCGGCAGAACAATCCTGGCAAAACAAATAGGTCAAGGAACAATCAGGTTCTATCCCCGATCAGGTCAATATATCCATGATGATAGCACTCAAAACGATTATTATGATATTCCTGAGGGATGGTTAGGAATATTCATGTTTACTCGGTTCAATCTAAATGGATCAACAAGAGATGTGTGGACAGTTAGTATGTGTAAATTCAAGTAATTATGGTAGAATACGGTTATATAGAAAACGGCTATCTTATATCAAAGATATTGAAGCCAGAAACTGAAAATTATAAAGATGAAGAAACTGGGTATATCAAAACCAAAACAATCTCCATCAAAGAACAAATTGAACAGTTAGGAGCCATCTGGAAACCTGTTGCTCCTATAGATGAGGATAAGAGAAAATGTGAGGATGGTTATATCATACGCCTGGTGCCTTATGATGCAGCAGATCACATAGATTATGAGTATCAGAAAGTCCTGGATGTTCAAAAGATCAGAAAGGACATAGCAGTACAAAGAGAGTTTTTAGATGGCACCGACTATCAAATAACAAAATGTAATGAGGCTTTTATGTTAGGTGATCCTCTCCCCTATGATCTTAAGGCTCTCCACATCGAGAGACAGACTGCCAGGGACAAAATCAATGAGTTAGAAACAATTTTAAATCAAGCAAAATGAAAGAGTTTATTAGATATGGTTGTAACAATTACTATGAAACATTAGTAGTTGATGATGAGGGTGCTGAGGCAGCTGGTGTAGAGATCTCTATTCCTGATGGATTTAAGCCATTGGTAAAACTGGAAGATAATAGACCAGATCCAGAGAATCCCCGTTATGTAAAACTAATCTTTCAGGAGGATAAAGTGTATTATAAGTTATACGACCAACTTTTAGAGGTTAGTGCTGATAATGTACATGTAGTTCCATTAGAACAGTTTTTATATGTTGATCTTTCCTATGATTTAGCAACTCCTACAGAAGAAATACAAAACGACATGAAAGAATATTTGTCTCTGTTGCTTTCTCCAGATTATCAAGCATGGCGTACTAAGGTAGCTAATGAGGACTACTTACCCAAAATACTGCAAAATCCCCAGGGAAATGCTTTAACTGCTGAGGAAAAAGTATAAAAACGTCCTATTTTGTCACTGGATTGTCTCCAGAAGCAAATACGATTTGCATTATAATCTAAGAATCAAAGTAATAACATGTATTTTTCACATTCTTATAAAGAAAGTGAATAGCTAAAAAGAAGAATTATGATAGATGATAAATTAATCCAATGCGCTCTACAGGATGTAATCCTGAATGCCAGAAATAAAGATACAGCTCACTTAAATAACCCAGAAAATCAAATAGTAACATTAGGGTTTTTGGTGGATGATCTACTGAAAAGCAATGAGAATGGAAAGAATGAGGCTTTAATAGGATTCTATGCAAACATTGGCAGATCCTTAAAACAACTCATTGAGTATCAAAAACAACAAAGAGTAAACGATCATGAGTGAAAATATTGGTGGAGGGTTGGCTTTTCAGGCAACCCTCAATATAGATGATTTTAAAGTGTCTGCTGATGCTATGGAGCGTAGGATCAGGAACGTTTCTACTACAGCAGTCCAGGAATCTGAAAGAATGGAGCAATCCATAGCTGCATTTGCTCAAAATGGAGCCAGGTATATCATCGGCACTCTGGTTGGCGGTGGTATGATGGGGCTTGTGAATAGCATCGTACAAACACGTGGGCAATTCCAGCAGCTACAGATTGCATTTGATACAATGCTGGGCAGCGGTGCTAAGTCTAAGGCTCTCATGGATCAGCTTACCAATACAGCTGCCAAAACCCCGTTTGATCTTATGGGGGTTGCAGGTGGAGCAAAACAACTGTTAGCTTATGGCTCATCTGCTGATAAAGTAAATGATACGCTTGTAAGGCTTGGAAATATTGCCTCAGGGCTTTCCATTCCTTTGAATGATATTGTTTACTTATACGGTACCACAATGGTGCAAGGGCGTTTGTATGCCCAGGATGTAAGGCAGTTTACTGGCAGAGGTATTCCATTGGTAAGAGAACTGGCTGCCATGTACGGGAAAACAACTGATGAGATCAACGCAATGGTTTCAGAGGGTAAAATAGGATTCCCAGAGGTTGAGAAAGTCATTAATAAAATGACAAATTCTGGCGGACAGTTCTATAACTTAATGGAAAAACAATCTGCATCACTTACGGGTATGATCTCTAACCTGGGGGACTCCTGGGATATGGCTCTGAATAAACTTGGTGAACAAAATCAGGAAGTACTTGAATCTGGTATATCTGGGGCTATTACAATAGTTGAACACCTGGATGATGTTCTTAGCCTTGTTAAGGCTATAGCTGTTGCTTATGGATCTTATAAGGCTGCCATAGTATTGAATACTTTGGCTACTAAGGGATACACAGGCATTTCTCTAATTGACAATACTGTTAAGCAGGCTAAGATAGCTTTAATGAAAGCTGATGAGGTTGTTACTGGTAGAGCATCAGCTATGACTGCGAAAATGACAGCAGCCCAAGAAGCCCACACTGTATCTTTGCAAAAGCAGCTTACTGTAGATGAACAGGCAAACCTAGCTAAGCAGCTGAGAATTGCAACAATCCAGCAATTACTGACAGCCCAACAGCAGGAATATCTTTCAAATTTGAATTTAACCACCTCTAGCGCAAATTATGAGGCGGTTGCAATGGGTGTTCTTTCTGTTGAACAGAGAGAGGCTCTAAGTAAAACAGATCTATCGGCTAAAAGCGCAATTTATCAAGCAGCCCTTGAGAGAGAGGTATTAGCCAAGAACCAAGGTGCTATTGCTACTATGTCAGCTATGCGTGAAGATGTAAAAGCTGCTGCTGTTAAAATGGAAACGGCAAAGCTTAATGCAATCACATCAATGCAAGCTGTTGAATCGGCAAGGTACCAATTATATTGGGCTAAGCAATCTGGTGAAGTAACTCGCATCTCTATAGCAGAAAAGAGACTGGAGGCTGCTGTTGAAAATCAAACCATTGCGCGCAAAACAGCATTGGCTACATCCTCTGATTTTTATGCAAAAAAGAAACTCCTTGAAGCAACAGCTACTAGACAGTCAACCGTTGCAAGTGTAGCCGATACAACTGCAAAAGGGGCACAGGCAGCAGCTACATCAATACTTAGTTCTATTACCACAAGGTTAACACTTGGAATTAAAGCTCTCTGGGCTTCGATGATGACAAACCCTATCGGATGGATAACAACAGCATTAGGGTTTGCTGCAAGTGCATTCATGCTACTTTCTAACAGAGGAGATGAAGCTAAAACAGTTCAGGGCGATTTTCAGGACGCAACTAAGAAAGCGAGCGATGAGCTCAGGAACTATATGGCAGTACTCCAGAATACAGAGAAAGGAACAACGTCTCATAAACAAGCGTTGGAGAAAGTAAATGCCATTTGTCAGGAGTACAATAAAACGTTGCTTACTGAAAATTCAACTCTTGCAGAGCAGCAAACCAAATACCAAGAACTTACTACAGCTATTCAGACAGCTACTGCTGAAAAAATAAAAGCAAAATATGTTGAGCAGGCTATGGCTGAACTGGCTGAAAAGCAGGCTAAGGCTACAGAAGATCTGAAAAAGACTGCCAGTGAAGCTATGTATGACACTGGCACAACTACTTATATGGCTGGTGGTTCGGGTGCTATGATCGAAAAGCCTCTGTTTGATGCATCTAAAAATATACGTCAAGCTTCACAGGGTGTCTGGGATGCTGTAGAATCTATGGCTATTGAGGCTGGAAATAAACTGAAAGACCTTACTGGATCCGCTTATACTCAGGCATTCAATCAATCCCTTAACCAGATTGTAAAAGCAGTACAGCAATCGACTGGAGCCACTGATAAAGAAATGGAATCATTCAGGGTTACATTATCATCTCATCTCTCAGGCATTGCAAATTCAACAAAGGATGCTTATTCTGTTATTGACAAAGCAAACCAGCAGGTTAAATTATTCTATTCAGCACAACCAAATACGGCTGTTGCTGACAATGTGGACTATACAAAGATGAGCTTTGAGGATCTGGATAAGAAAGCCAGGGAAACCCAGGGAGAAATTGATAAGATCAATGGCAAAACAGTAAAGGTAAACACCGATAATACAAAGCTCACCCAGTTACTTGGATTG